TAACCACCCATAAGACTGCCCATAAATCTGAACATCCTAACCATTGAGCTACCTTAGCAATAAACAGACCAGCTGCTATATGATAGGATGTCCAATGGTCAAGTTGACCACTTGAAAGTTGCCAATTGACAAATTTTGCAATTGGACTATTCATGATTAGAATCCAGTTAATACGCCGGCACTTGATGCCCAACCGGCTACTAAAAATCCAACCACAAATCCAATCACTATTCCCCAAATTTTATCGAGGTGTTTCTTTAAAAAATCCATTTTATTTAGCCCCCTTAAATTTGCTAAAGAAGCCTTTTTTCTTCTTTTTGCCTTTCTTAATCTTCTTCTTCTTACTCTTCTTCTTCTTCTTTATTTCTTCCATTCCAGCACTATTGTTCAAATCACTAGCTTGTACAGGTGGAACAGCCGCAAAAAAGATTAAAAGGGAAAGTACCCATTTGATTATATTTTTCATAATAAACTCCTATTGTTATGTTAATAAATATATCAATAATCCATTCTAACATAGAATCTCATTGGAATTTTTGTACTTTTTGGAATTGGTTTAGATAACCTAGCACAACCCATTAATGTATTCTGATCATCATACAAACCAACTTCTGTTATGTAAGTTGGAACGTTGCTGCCTGTTAAATTGTCTTTTAATTGCCCAAGTCCATTAGAATGATAAGCCGTGACATTTGTTGTATTATTTAATTCATTTGGTAATGCTTCACATGCCCATTCATAAGTTGTAATAGTATTAGTTCCTTGATATTCTACATTATAATTTCCAGAAGTAACATCTGAATAATTAACACTACCATTAAATGATGCCGTTTCCATTATCGTGAATGCTCCAATATCGTAAAATATATTACCAACATAATTATCCGATGATGATAGTGCACTTATGGATTGTGAATAAGTAGCATTTGTTGAATAAAGATTTCCTTTATTATCATCTACTATTTTAATTGTTGCCGCTGTTGAGTTATCAGTTAAACTAAATGAACCCTTTTTTATTCCTTCATTGAATTGTAATTGAGAAATAAAACATAAAGAACCTGTTGAATAAAATTTATTTAAAAATATACCAGGTTGTTTTTTATCACCAATAGTTGGCACTCTATTAAATAAAGGATTATTAACAGTATAATCAGAACCACTCAGGTAAAAATTTATACGAGCAAAATGATAATAACTAGCTGATGTAGAATGACTCGAAGCAGATAAAAACTGATGTCGAGTTATGTTAGATTGATTTAACTTATAAGTTTTATGAGATTTAAACTCATAAGTATTTTTTTGGTCATTAGTGAAATATTTAAACATTCCATAACATTAATAAGTAAGTCTTACTTTTATGATTGCTTCAGAACTAAAGTTTTTATTCAACGCAGAACTCAATTTACCTACTGCTACTAAAGTATTAGAATTATCATAAAGCCCAACTTCAGTTATATATGTCTGAGGATTAGTTACCATATCACTATGTCTTATTTGCCAATTCGATCCACTCCAAAAAGTTGCATTATTTGATAAATTAAATTCAGTTGTCTTTGCTCTACAAAAATAATCGTAAATATATTGTTTTTCTTCAGAACGAAGCGTTACTGTACCCAATTCTAACGCTCTTGTTAATTTCCAAGCATTATCAGCAGCCGTATTAACTCTTGTATCTGGCGCTAATCCAGTACCACCTCCTGTATGAGAACTGCCACTTGTTTTAAATTCTGCATCACCAGGTAAACTTGCAGATACAGCAGATACACTTAAAACAAATACTCCAGCATCGGGATAAAAGAAACCATATTTATTACTACCTATAGCTGAACCAGCAGATCCAGAAATAATATCATATCGTTGACCAAATGGCGCAGCACTTGGACTAGTTGTTTTACTATTGTCTGTTAAAGAAAGTGAAGTTCCAACCGTACCAGCAGTAGTTGAACCAGATAATGTAATTGTCCATGTACCAGGATTCAATCTATCTTTCATTTGTAATCTTTCCGCGGAGATAAAATAACAATCAGATTGTGATACTGCATTAGCACCATTAGTACCATCTACGATTAAAAATCCAGTTTCATCTCTTAATTTTACACTATCGGGTTCAAGAACATTAAAAAATTCTTTATAAATTGCCTGAGTAGTTCCTTCAACGGTCGTGGATTGTTCAGCACTACCGCTACCACCAATATGACCATAAGTAACACCAAAATGATCTTTTGAATTATATTGTACATTATAATAATAGGATTTTTGAGTCGTGGATAAGGATGCAGTTGTAAAGTTTGAACCAGCAAGTGTACCAACACCACCATCAAAAAATCCATTAGTTACAGTTATTTGTGTTAATACAGTATCTTCTGCTTGATTTAGATCTTTATACATATTTCTTTGCCTTATCCTTATTTATTACTATTTGCCGCAACATTCAAAATAGCAAAAGCAGCTGCTGCTCCTACAGGTCCATTTCGAGTGAATTCAAGACCAATATTATTTCTAGCAGCTGTAAATTGTCCAGGTTTTGCTTGCAATACAAGTTCTTTTACTCCTATCACATGAGCCACAACAGGGTCTGGATAATCATAATCTGGAGTACCAGTTCCTTCCCATTCCCAAATGACATTTGCTACGTCAAGCACCTGCAGTCCTCTACCATCATTTATTTGAACATCAAATAATGGGTCAGCACCTGGAGTTTCGGGGTATAGTTGTGGAAAAATCTTTACTTTTTGACTTTTAGCTTGATTTGATTGTTTATTCATATTGTATATTGAATCTACTTCAATATAAGAAAAATTTTGAACATCACGTTCATTTATCCCATAAAGTTTTGAACGCAAAAATACATTAGTATGAGGAACTGCCTCTACCATAGGAAGTGAAGTTATAGCACTACCATAAGAATCCGAACCGCTGGGATGGTTTGGGTTATAAAGTGTGTAATCAACTCCAGTATCACCAAATGAAAATTTCCTAATTCCAAGATTTTGGCCTGCTGCTAATTTTTGTCTACCAGCCTTGGTTAAGATAGCATCTACTATGACGGTATCATTGTCTAATATTCCCATAACATTAATCCTTGTTTAATATAAATATATTCAAATTATTTTTTACCTAATTACTTTTAATTTCTTTATGTTAGTCTTCATTGTCTTTTTACTACTAATCTAGTTTTAGTGCTTGAACCACCCACATCAATCGTATAAGCCGGAACTGTTCTTTGTGGATCTAAATTCATTGGATCAGTAGTTGGACTTGATCCATCATTTTGAGTTCCTTTATAAATTAAATTATCCAACACATCTTTACTTGTTCTGGCATAAATATAATGATTTGATGGATAAAATATCTCTCCATTTGAAGAACTAAAAAATCTTGTTCTACCTACCATTCGACCATCTTTAGGTGCATTACCGATTGTACCAGCACCTACTCCAAAATAAGAAGCATAGGTATAACCACCCCCACTATCTATAAATTGTCTATTGAAAAAATGTCTAAAATTGTCATGATGATTATAAGGTTGTTTCGCATTTGTTCCTGTTCTATCTTCATAAGTACCACTTACGGGATGAAATTCTTCAGTATCACCTATGGTTGGAAATGTAAATCTGGTTTCGTATTTATAGGTGTTATAATTTCCATCCGTTCCTTGATTATTTCTATGAAAATAAAATGTATTATCTTCTGAAGTTCCCCAATTCTTATAAAATTCATTTTTACTACCAAACAATATACTTGTAAAATCAGGTTCAGCCATATAAATGGATTCTGTTTTTGAATTTGATAAATCAACTATATCTAATGGACTCGAATGATTTGTTTTTACATTTTCATTAAGAATTGAAGTTAAGCTCACTTCATCATTTAATATATCAATGGTTGTATTTTTAACATTTTGATTTGCAAATGCATTTGTAGTTAATTCATCATCTGACATATCCAATGTAGCGGTTTTATAATTTTGATTTGCATTTGAAGATACATCAGGTTCAAACGTTGCAGAACCTATATCACCCACTACTAAGTTTGGATTTAATTGAGTTTGTAATATTGCATTTTTTATTTTTGAACGATATAACATATCATTTTGTACATCATATGAAAATCTTAATGTTGATTTGGCCGGTAAAAGTGTTCGTAAATTCTTTATTACAGAATTGTTTAAAATAGATTCAGCGGCTTTTAAATTTTTAACAACATCAATTTGAATAACATTATCACTAATTAATTGTTTCCTCAAATCTATCAAATCACTATAAATTCCATCCATTGTTCCATCTTCAAGATAATCAGCTAAATTAAAATCTGACATTAAATTTATTATTAATGAATCTACGGCCTGCACATAAGAAACCGAGCGACCAATTTCATAAGACGTTTGTTTTTTTGTAGTTTCATTATATGGTTCCGTTACAGTTGGTGTATCGGGATTTAATGTACCAACTATTTTTAATTTTGGACCTAAATTTGTTTGATTATCATTTTGAAAATTATGAGTTCCTCTAACATTAAATTTATAAAAAGTTTGTTCCGTCATAAAGGTTCTATAATTTAAACTTGGTTGTGTAGAAATCAAATGACTATAATCTTGGGTATTTTGTGGGTTAGAATCATAAATTTTTAAATTTGCTTTATCAGGATGTCTATTCCAATTAGGTATATTTTCGTTTAATCTAAATCTATAAAAACAATCAATACCAGAAGTAGCAGTACCTCCAACTAAACTATGATAATTTAAAACATGTTGTTTAAATTTTGACATACTGACATAACTATTCCATGTTCTAATTTCAGCGACTGAACCACTTAAGGTTTCACCCATAAATAAATTCTGACTCGTTAATGCGGATGATGTAATAAAATTTTGATTTATGTTTGAACCCGATAGTGAAACCACATCATGTGATGACATGCTTATGAATTGTACATTTCTAATTTGATCATCGTCTTTACGAGCAACAAACATATGATAAGATTGTGAAAAATTACAATCTACAAGTGCATTACTTGCAGTCACTGCATTTCTTTGTAACATTACATTGAAAATATTATTACTCATTATATTGTTGATATAATCGGTTGACATGGAAATATGATTTGTACCGATTGCACTGGATACATTTTCTTTATAATTTAATCTAAATTCAAGCTTTCCTTTTGTATTTGATGAACCAGATGGTACTACTCTTAAATCCCAATAATCATTAGAGCCACTTGATCTTAATATGGTTTGTGTGTTTGTTGATTTACCGGCATGAAATACGAATTCTATTCCATTTGGATTAGCGTTATTTGTCCACCAATCCAATGCTAAATAATCCGAACCACTTGTTAAATTCAACATTGGAAACGGTACGGTTTCACTAATAAATCCTATATTACCAGCTGTCGTTTTTAAACCATTTAATAAATCAGCTGATGTATTATCAACAACAGTTGGATTATGCTCTTCAGTTGAACCACCATATTCTCTTAATTTAAAAGAATCAGCATCAAACCCATATAAATTCATTAATGCTTCTAAAGACGCCATAGTTCCTTTTGTCTTATAAACATACAATACATTATTAAGTATTTTTTTCCACAATGAATTTATAACACCTTTAATACCAACTCCATCAATACTATCGCCTTCATTACTGTCTAAATAATTCGTAATACTACCACTATATGGATTCATCAAATCAAAACCAATTGAATCACCAATAATGGGTAAAAGATTATCAGGTATTGAACTGGGGTTCTTATATCCCATTTTGTAAAAATTTTGATAATTATCAATATAATTTCTCAACAAATCAAATTGCTCACCTAACATATTTACAAAACCTCTTAATGTTTGATGTTGGTCATCAATTCGTAAAGAGACTGGTAAATTATTAACTAATGAATGTATGTTATCATTATCGTAATTTTGTGCAGTAGTTAGTAATGCATCATACCAAGTATTCCACGTAGTTGAACCAGCATAACTACCACTTGGTGGTCTATAGATATTACTGAATGGATGTATGTCGGTTGGGTTGTTGTATGAAACTTTTACATCTGTAAAGTACGCATTTGATGAACTTGGTGAATTCATAAATACTGGAAATAAATCGCCTTGAGGCATAATGGATGCTGTAACGGGGCCACTAATATTTGAACCATCGTCTAGTATAGTATTTGGAAAAAAATAAGGTCTATGTAAACCACACCCGTCTATTATACCATAAGCATACCCATCACCAAAACTTCCACTTGTTGAAGCAGATATTACATTTGAACCTGATAGTATTTCATACTCAGTTGAACTAGTTGTCCAATCAAATATGTTCTCTACATCATATCCTTCATCCAAGTACCATAAAGATGCACTATCATCAGGCCTCCAATACAACTGTTCTCCTTTAAAAATATATCTTTGATAATTAGATCCAGTAGATGTTGGATTTAATATTGCGGAACCACTAAATGCATCAAATGGTAATTGTCTTCCAAAATTATTATATGGATAAAGACCAGTACTTATATCGGAATCATAATTAATATTTGCATTACCACCATCGAGTGTTAAATTAAAATTACTCCCAGGTGATGCTATACTTCCCGTATGTGCTCTCATAATGAAAGATAAATAAACGGCTTTATTGGTGTTATAGAATGGTGGATTTTCTGCATTATAGACATCGGTAAATAAATGTAAAAAATTACTATCAGTTGTCTTTTTGTATACGGTATCAAATCCTTCGGAATCTATAGTTTTGGTTAAAGGATTCGCATAAGTGAACCTATTACTGAAATCCGTTCCGGCTAAATTACTTCCAATACCAGGAGCGGATGCAGTTGAATAATTTTGACCATCATTATAAAGAAAATATTCATAACGAGTAAAATTATCTTGAATACCGTTAGCTTGTTTAAATAAATCTTTTCTTTTGTCAATAATATTTTTGCTACTTGAAAATGCCAATAAAGAATTTATTTGACCATATAGACCTTCAAGTTTAACTGCCTTATCTTTAAAGTTTTTTAATTTAGATTCGGCTGAACCAAAGAAAACGTGATTTGATAATTTACTATAATCAATATTTAGATTTATATCTTTCCGTTGTCTATTTAATTCATCAAAAGGATCATTACCGAAAGAACCTGTTAAATCATTATAATTCGAATATGAATCAATAATTGTGGTGTCTTCGGTGGAATATCCTTCATCAATATCTAATCCCAATCCGGATATTGCCAACCTTTCCCTGTCAATAAAAAATATTGTTTCGGTTTGTGATGATAAAAACTTATTTGCTATTTTAAAATCTTTATTTAATATTTGAACATCACCAGGTAGTGTTTGATTTAATTTTAATATTAAAGTCCTTTTATCCTGACTAACAGTATCAACCGCATAACTATTTATTGGAATTAATCTACCTTGACTTAATTCTAAAAAAGAATTAAAATTATAATCATCTTGATTTTCATTTAAAAATGAAATAATAGTTGTAATTATAGATTCACTAATTCCTTCACTAGAACCTGGTGGATTTAAACTTAATCGTATTTCTTTTCGACTTGGTGATATTTCAGAAATATAAAATAAATCTTCTTCTGGATAACGAGTTATAAAATCAAATTGTAAATTATAATTTCCTTCACTAAAGCCTTCATTGTCTAAAAATTCATTTGGTTTTAAAAACAGTTGATTGTTTGAAATATAAAAATCTAAGTCTTGTGTTAAATCGTCATTTTCTAAAAAACCGCCCCCATCAGAAAACACAGATAATTTAATTTTATTAACACTTGAATCAAAGCCAGAAAGTGAGTATGACTCGCCATCTGATATCAATTGTAAAGTATCGTCATTATATGTGGTTAATATTTCCATTAAAATGCCTGTTTATCTTGATTTTTTTCCAACATTGGTGTTTGCATCACGCCTTCTCGTTGTATTGCTCCATCTTTAGGTTGATTTACTTTATAATCTCCAATTAAAATTGCCTTTGCATTTGTTCCGACTTCATTTGGAATAGTTAAATATTCTAATTCTTGTGGAACCAATTCAATAATACAATTCTCATCATCTATAAATATATCAGTAGCAAAACTATTGAGTTTAAGTTTTCTATCATAAAATATATTATTAAATTGAAGAAATCCACTTCCGGTAATTTGATTCATCACTCCGGCTTTAAGATTCAAAAAATTATAAATGTCATGTGGTTTTTTAAACACACGTGTCGTGGATAAATCTAATTGACCTGGCGTTTCACCATATAATCCTTTATTAAAATTATTAATAAAATCTCTACTGGATACTCTTTCTAAATAATCATCTTGAATAAAGTTATCATCTTTTTTTATTTTTTCTACTGAAGTATTATATTTGGAATCATCATCTAATCCACCTATGATTGCTTCAAGTGGTCTTTCGTCTTCCCCTATATATTTTGTTTTAAATGGTAAAAAATTAAAATCAGTTCCACCAAATATTTTAAAATCTTGACTTAATGCTGCCCCATCATTTACTACAATGTTTCTTGTCATTAAAGTTGTTTGAATTAAAAATCTCCTATCTCGTGTGTATCTAAAAACGAGTATTTTTATACTTTTTACGCCTGGAGTATTATACACATGAGTTGTTATTTCTTCTATTGATTTAGTATTCTGTATTTGTGTTAATATATTTTTTTTAATTGAATAATCTTCTGTAGATTCAGTATAGTGATTAAAATAAAAACTATTTTCTATCGCATCAATTTTAACTTTCTCATCTCCCCAATCTATTACTTGATATGTAAAATATGACTGTGCTAATGTTACTTCTGGAAAAGTTGCTGACATATTGGAAGTAGAAACTCCTGTTAAAAAATCTGTATCACTAAATCCCTCAGGATACTCCGGAATATTATTACCCGCTACTTCTATTTGATTATCAAAATCTTGATAAGCTCCAGTAGACCTAAGATATATATCTATGTTTAATTCAACTTTTAAAGGATATGATGTAGTTAAAAAAGAATCTTTATTTGATCCTATATCATAATATAAAAGTTCTTCTTGGCTGCCCGATGATTTTGTATTTAAATAATAATCAATTTCTTCAAGAATATTATCAGGATCATTATTAATTCTATCAGTTTCTACAATATCATCTATGCCAAATAACTGAACATTATAACCTGGGTTTGTCGATTGGACTTGGGGGTCAAACATGAATGTATCAAAATTTATTGGTACGTCAAATTCTGGTAAGCCCAATCTTCTATTCATTACCAATAAATTTTGATCTCCCCTCAATTGGAATTTATATTGAGTTCCATAATATCGGCTATCGGTTGTCGCTATCGGTTCACTTTGTAAATTAGTTAATAAAAAATTTGATATTTTTATATTTTCAAATTTTTCGGTAAACTGGTCGACTCGTTCATTATAATCTTGTTGATTATAGCCATCTTCATCCCCTCTATTTCCCCCATCAAGATACCCCAAGTTAAAGTCAATTTCTGGTGGTGGATCAGGTGGATATATCACTACATCTGGTCTTGATCTCATCGTTGTTCTTTTTACATCCCATGGCGTTGTTAATTTATATCTAACAATTCTAGTTTGTGAATGTTGCTTTAAATAAGATTCGTAGTTAATATCAGGATCAAATGCTTTGGCTTCATAACTATAATAACCATTATAAAGTACAAACAAGTAATTACCATCTTGACTGAATTCTATATCAACTGGATAAGTTAAATAATGATTATTATCTATCAAGTCAGCATTCGTACCTATATCTTGTATAGCAATATCATCCGTAGGTAAATACACTTCATTATTATCAAAATTCTGATCCATATAGGGAGTTCTTGTAGATTGTTGTAACATCGTATCATTTGTTTTTAATCTTAATGGAATAGTTTTTCGTCTTAAAGTCCCTTCATTATCAAAATCTTGTGTTTGAAATAGATAAGATTGATCTAAATTTATTTGAATTAAATTACCACCTCTTAGGTATTTCCACGCGTGTTCATGTAATGGGAAACCTTGCCAATATGTAGATACCATAGTGTTTGTGTGATTTGTTGTAGCGGTATCGTGCCATATAATACCACTACCACCTTCTAATATGTATAATTTAGTTCCATTATCTCCAAAATTTATAGACACCGGTTCAAAGATAGCATTGGAAATAGATGATCCTACATCATGAGTATCAAAAACTTTTGTAACTCCTGATGAAAAAGAAAATGGATTTGCTAAATTATATTGTGCAAATACTGCTTTGTTTTTTAATCCCACGATAACTGCTACATAAAATTTAGTACCATCAGGATTAAAATCAAATGCCTTCCAACGGCCCTCCAAGCCTGGGAGATCCCCGCCGGTTAAATTTGAATTGTCCTCAGTTCCTTGATCTTGCCTGAGCCATGTACCATCATCTTGAAGTACAAACCTCCGAACCCTTCCATTTGTAGTTAATATGAATAAATAAGTAAAATCATTATAATCAATTATTTTAAAATCTGTATGGGTCCCTTGATTATCAGCGGCACCATCCAGTGTAATATTGTTTTCAAATGCCAAATTAAAAGGACTAGTTGTATCTGTAATATCTCCAACTAATTCAGCTGGCGGTAAACCGAACCACAATTGTTTATTTTTTTTATCAACATCCGACCAACTACCCAATGAAAACTTTTCTAAGTCATTGTCTAACCCCAGTTCTTTTATAGAACCAGATGGATAAATACCAGGTTTTTTTATTTTAGGATAAGTAATTCTCTTCTCGTATGCCATTAAAACGCCTGGTCTGAATTATTCTTTTCTATACCATCGGGTATGATTAAAGTATTGGTTTTTAATCTTAGATCATTATCAAGTGAAACTTCAAAATCTTGATTATAATGAATTTTACTTAAATTTGTCTTGTCAATCAAGTCATCTGTAGTGGTTTGGTCGAAATCAATATTTAGAATTAAATTATTATCCTGTTCATTTAAATTTGTAATTGGTGCTATTGAACTACTTCCATATGAATTCTCAACATTAATATTTTCTTCAAAGTTTCCAAAATTGTTTATTCTTGGTAAAACTGGATAATAATATGATTGGGTGAATTCATTTGTACCTTTCCACTCTTGAGCTTCATTTTCTTTTATAATTATTTCTGTATAAGAAGTTCTTGGTGTTCTTGAACCACTTGCTATACCAACACCATATTCTTCTTCAGGTACTAAAACAGGATTAGTATATATTCCAGTAACATTTTCAAATGTATAATTTCTTGGTATTATGTTATTCCAATAAAATATACTATTTGGTCTATCTTTATTATTTGAATCAAACCCCAATTGTTGCCACATTGGTTTAACACCTTTGTACATTTTAGTCGTAGAGATATCTACATCATTCAATCCCGTATCCTTGAATGAGTCGTGGAATTTTCTATCTATGAATCCATTGTGTATAATTGACATAGTACTTATCCGCCTCCAAATGAAATGAATAACCACCCATACTGTGGTGGTGTAGTCAAACCATCTCCTATTCCACCCACTTGAGCCCAAGTAAACCAAACATATTGCCAAGTATTTCCATCATCATCTACCCATATCGTTCCCGCCTCCCAACTTGGATTTGCAGGTGGAGTTCCACTTGGAAATTCTGGTATAGCGGCGGGTGGATAAATATAATTATTAGAATTAGTGTGACTTCCTCCTTGGGATGCATCTGATTCATTTCCACTCGTATCAACTATTTGTAGGATAAACATATGCGGGTGGGTTGTTTGTGTTAAATTAGTTATTTGATATGTAAGTAGTTGCCCTTCTACCAATTCGTCATTAGGTGGAGATGATATTTCAATATATGACTCTTCAGTTGTATAATCATCACCATTATGATACACTGCATCATTTCCACCCAAAGAACCAGCTGGTAATCGTACTGCTATTTTAAAATAATCATAATCATATAGTCCAAATGCACCATTTGGTGGACCTACTCGAATCGTCAAATCAACAGCATATTCATTTGTTAATGAAGGGATAGCCGATTGTAAAGTACTGTTAGCCTGATACTCTATAATTGGTGCAGTTGTATCCTCTCCACCAAAGTCTTCATGGGCAGATTCTTGTATCAAAACAGTTGGACTCTCAGCCCAATTTCCAAAGTATATTGGTAAATCTACGTCCATTATGTCTGTAGATATATTTCGTATTCGATATTGATATTCTAAACCTGGTACTAAAGTACCCCATTTTTCTTCCCAACCATCATCATAAAAAGTATTATTATCTTGATCAGTACTGTCGAGATCCGCATATTGAACGGAATCGTTGGAATGGCCATAAAACTCAGAGCTAAAACTACTCATTTTATTTGAGGCTCTCTCAGGATAAACTGGAAGGTTTGGATACTTATCTTCATAAGGTCCGAGTTCTGGAAAAAGGAAAAGAAGACCGCTTACTTGATAATTAATATGTGGGAGCTCCCACTCAGCACCATCAGATCCTGCTGCACCATAATCTTCATCTACTTCGCCCCAGTCCACGTCACTTTTATAAAATGGCCCTATTGTTTGCCAAGTATCAGGTTCTATTGTAACACCATTTCTTGTCCATTCACCATTTGCTTTTTTCTGTATTTCAAAACCTATATAATTACCTCCGTCCTGATGCTCATTCAGGTATGGGTTAAATTCCTCTGAAAAACTTACACCAAATGCATCTGGTGGAGTGGATGCATAATATACCCTGGGCCAAATCAAACGAATACCTGGTGGACGAACTGATAGAATACCCTCCATCCACGTGGCAGAATCTATGAAACCAATATCTGCAGTTAGACTTGGAAGTATTTCCATTTCAAGACTATAAGGACTTTGATGATCATTAATATCAACCGACGCAACCTGATATATGTATGATGGTCCATCATATTCAACCGTGGCATCCGTAAAGATTCCAATATTAATGTCGTCATGTGGGCGAGGACCTTCAGCATAACTAGTAATAAGTGGATAAAGTACAACATCACCGTCCAGGGCTCCACCTGGAGGACCAATTTGTGTTCTACGAACTACATAATGACTAAAGTCACCAACTAATGGAAAGGAGGTAGAGGTCCCATCAGCGACAATACCTTGTATATCACTGGCCGAGTCATTTGGATCTAATACTGTCCAAGTAAACTCTACATATTTGTATCCATCGACAGATTCTTGATTAATCAGGCCTTCGACTGCAGGTGTAGCCGGTGGAATATCAGCTATAGGAGTTTCTGTACTAGAAACCTCTGTACTTCTATTACCGACATCATCTACGGCAAAAACACTATAAGTATATTCTATAAGTGGATCTAAACCTACATCAAGATGATTATAAGCTTCATTTGCGTGGTTTATTTGAAAATCTTGTGTATGTATAATTTCGCTATGTCTGGTGCTGTTGCCATGACTCCAAGTACTATAAGACCTTACAATTTCAAAAGAAACAATGTCCATTGGTACTGGCAATTCTTCCGGTGGCATATATCTTACATTGATAGACTCTAAAGGAAAATCTATTCCATTACCCAATATCAATTCTACAGATGAAACTGGTGGTGGTGGTCTTGTATCATCATATTCATATATTGCAATTAAATGAATATTTTCATCTACATTAAAATTCGTAATAGTTTCATTTTGAAAAATTGAATCAATACCTTCAATTGAATAAGCATTAGATTGATTTACAAGACTTCCATCAAACCAACCTCTAAATTTATAATCTATTTCATTAGGATTGCCACTCGTTTCAAATGGTGCAATACTTTCTAAATAATTAAGACTAATTTCAATATCTTGTTGAGCATTAATAATACTCGGATTGATAATTGATGAATCATCAATTCTTGGCGTAGGCATAATAAAAGAATACTCAGTTACTTCTGTTTCCTGATCAGGAACAACAAAAGTCCCAGCTACAGTACCATTTGTTTGATCTGCACCATTACCTTCAAGTAATATAGTGTCATAACTATCTGGAAGTGATACTTGCCATGAATTTTCATAATCCTGATATGAAACATATTTCCTTACATTATTATCAAGATACCAAGGCACTTCATATAACCAGTCATAAGTTCCACCGTCTAATTGTACTTGAATTGTTTGTTCATAAACATTCTGTCCTAACGTATAGTTAACACCATTTATTGTAAGGCTAGCATTATTGTACTGACCAGACATACCAAACCAACCATCACCCGCAGAATCCCACAATGTAAGATTTACATATGGTTCAACTGGGGTATCTAAGTCAAGATCGTACTCTTCAGCATCTAATACGACAGAAGAAGGGTATGCATCTAAAGTTACATTATAAGTATAAATACAAGTACCATCATCAACAGTTGCATCTGGATTATAATGTGTAGCCATATATCCAGTATCATACCCCTCTTCTCCTTCTCGTAAATTTAAATTATCACGAGGTAAATTACCATTAATATCTGTAACGAGATTGCCGTTCGCGTCTAATTCAACATTACCCGAAGTATCATCGGTACATCCAAAAACATAACTGTCACTATCATCATTTGGAGTTTGATATGGTGATAAGAAATTGTGATATGGTTGAATTGATGTATAGTTAACTTTACCCAATACGTTTAAAATTTGTATTTTATCAAGTGTGTTTAATTCTTCTATTACTTCTTCACTTGCTCCAGCACTACTATACGGTGGTAATGGATTAATACCAACCATATTATATAATGATTTTACAAATGTTGAATTTTTATCGATTCCGCCTATTGAAGCAAAATTACTATAATCATGTAAATTCAATTCATAATTTGGAGATGGATTTAATAATATATTGGTTTGAAATTTTTCCCAAGTTTTTATTTTTCCATCTTTTACCCTATATATGACACCAGTTATTGAATAAAAACCTGGCTTTTCATAAAAGTGTTCAAACAAAACAGTATTTTCTAATAACTTAGGTTCGCTCGTATGTTCTAATTCAGTACCGTCATCCCAATTTAATTTAAACAAATGACACCCATCATTTGATCCAGATATACTTGTAATGCCTGGTCGTCTAATCGTATTATCGAAATAATCCCCCACACCATCTCGTTTTGAAAATATATCAATATTCATACCAAAATTTTGTAAATATTGAGACTCTCCATAAGTGTTAGCACCTGCAGGTGGATTTTCTGGTAGAACTCTACCATATTGTTTTGGTTCGAATTTTAAATTAATCTTACCTTCAGTTGCTAATTCATATTCGGTTAAATTTATTTGCTTATCATAATATCTATCTAAATGAATTATATCATCATTGTTTGGATTAACTACAAATGGTAGTACTTCAATAGAAAATTTACCAGTATTGGATTCATCATAATCACCAGATCCGGCACCGATGACATCTCCCGCACCCACCGTAGGTAAAACAATATCACCATCTAGTGTATTTTCTAGTCTTGAACTCCAAATTTTTAATTTATAACTTTCTCGGTAATCATATTCTTCAGTTAAATAAGGTTGAAGTGTTGATTCATTAAAATTATTATTTTCCCAATAATCACGATTATTTAATGTATAAGTACCAAGTGATATTCTCTTATCAAGTTCTTCCTGTATTTCAGTACTACCTTCATTGAATTTTGGATTGAAATAAATTAAATCACGACCTTGGTGTGGTTGAAATACTCCCAATATATGAGAAGTATTGACATCACCAGCAGTATAGTGTCCAACAGATTGTGGAACTGCTATTTCATCAGCTTTCTTAAATGTAGCCATTCGCTGTACTCCACATCAAGTTATAATTAACCGGGTTTATATCCACGAGCTAGTAATAAATCACTACGACTGATTACCTCTACTTTACATCGATTGCCCAATTCACTATTTGCCACAAGTGCTCCATCTGAGTCTTTGTGATTTAACCAAAATTGTGTATCGTATACGAATTCAGCATATATAGCTGCAACTGTAGGAACTACTGGATTATAAGTCGCACAAATAAAAAACCATTCGTTTAAATCATCAGTTGGAATTTGAACATAATTATATCGATATCCAGCATTCAATTCAATATCAGTTGGAACTGTGTCAATCTTGGGGTTATCTGATGTACCAAAATGACTGTCATGAGTTATTGGAGTAAAAGAATCATATACGACCAATCTTAAAAATCTTTCATAATTACCAGCATCTTGATGAGTAAATGTATCCAATCTAAATCCATAAGGACTTTCAACTGATGTTGGATTTCCAAAATTAAACAAAGTTCCTCCGCCTGTTTTTCCAACAAACCTAACCCACATAGTTATGGTAAAACCTTCCATTAAAAATGATGGGCCAACATTATTATTTACAGTAACTTCTTTTTGAAACTCAAGCTCGTCATTTGGATTTCTTAATATAATGGCTTGATTTGGTTTTCTTATTTTTAAAAATCCACTTGATTTATTTTCATATTCGGGTCGTTGATCTGGAATTTCTTGAACGACATTATCAACATCACCTAAATAAGTGTTAAGTCGATTTCGCATTGACTCAAGTGTTTTACCTTGATTCAAATTATTTGCTTGGTCATCTAATCGTGTTATGAATGCACTTGGTGTATCTCCTTCACTTATACGAGAACCTGAATCTGCTGCTCCGCCATCCGGTATAAATTCACCAGCACCATCGTCATCTATATCATCAAATAATGGCGCCGCACCAATCAAATTATTAAAATCTTGAAAAAACTTATCAACATCATCTTGTCTGGTTCTTTGATAAGGTAATAATTCAAATATAGTTGTATCTAATACTTCACGTGCCTTTTCTGGATTTATTTTAGTGCCAATTTTAGGTTTTGTTAACTGACTTAAATTTAATACGTTTATGAAATAGCTTTTTCTTCTAACTACACGTATCGGCATTAGTCCACCTCATCTTCATGAAAATCTACTTCCACATTCTCTTCATCATACAATATTACTTCTTCGGCAATAACTACTTGATACCATTCATTAACAGAAATATTATATCGCATTATATATTGTTGTAATTTCCAATACTGAGTACCCGAGATGGGCTCTTCTTGTGCTTCTATATCTTCTTCAGGTGGTTCATATATTGTAAATTTGTTCTGTATTTCACCGATGGGAATTTTTTTCATAAAAATATCTTGACAAATATTTTCAAACTCTTCACCTTGTAAATCTCCACCCCCCTGCTTCCCTGTATTCTCTAATGTATTCCTATCTTTTTTATAAAATACTAATGGTTCACCTTCTGCTCTTCCGTCTTTCCCTGCTGTTTGTGGATGACCACCACGCATAGTTGTCTGTAAAGACAATACTTGTTCATCACTTAATGTATGCTCTTCAAACCAAAGTTTATAAAATAAATCACTTACTATTTCTCTAACTTCTTGGATGGTTTCAGGTGGAGAACCATATGGTTCTCCCTCTATAGGAAGCTCATCTATGAATACAGATGAATAGTCTTGAAAAATAACATCCTTTGGATTTATCGTATGACTGGCATTCAATGCACCGACACCAATCATATAAGTACCATCTTCCATTAAATGATAAGGACCTTCATATGGATTATTTAAATCTAGGGAAAGATAATCCGTTTTAGGATCAGCTAAATACCAACCATCTTTAAGTGTGGCTACCATTCCAACTTCTATTACCGTTTTAGTTAGATGTGGATCCATAGATGCATATGTACAAGAACCATCATCTTTTGTAGCTAACTTATTGTAATTTGTAGCCGCTGGATTGGTGCACCCATACACTTCACTGGTAGATGCATATGTACAAGAACCATCATCTTTTGTAGCTAACTTATTGTAATTTGTAGCCGCTGGATTGGTGCACCCATACACTTCACTGGTAAATTGATATGTACAAGAACCATCATCTTTTGTAGCATTTGGATTGTAATTTGTAGCCGCTGGATTGGTGCACCCATACACTTCACTGGTAGATGCATATGTACAAGAACCATCATCAACTGTAGCTAACTTATTGTAATTTGTAGCAGTTTTATCCGTACATCCGTATATCGTTAGGGGTGCATTATCCTGGTCTTTACCATATCCCATAATTATACCCTCAAGATAAATTCGAAATCGTCATCGTATATTATTTTTTGTCCATCATTATGATTAACTTTAATCATTATTTTATACGCACGATTCGGTTCAAAACCATTTAAGTCTTGTGTAAAATATGGAGACACGGTATCACAACTCATTGTCGTATAGGCACTAAATGGCACCATAGACTCATTGGTTGCCATATCAATAATTGAATAAGATGCCGAACCTTCAGCAAAATAACTACCACTAACGGTTTGAACTGACGTTGTAAAACTCTTATCAATATATCTTTTCCTAGCACCAAACCTAAACTTTACCTTTTCTGTTTCTTTATATGCTTCTCGTAAGTGTATAGGGTATAGGTAGTTCTCACTATTGCCCGAAAGGTCTAATGCCGTCAAACTACCCGTATTAGAACCTGTTGCTGGTAAGTGGTCATCCCACTTTAATTCTATCTTTGGTGAATATATTGTATTGGTTTGTCTTGAAAAGAATTTTAAATCTTCATAACTACCAGTTGATGTTTCTCTACTACCAGAAAATCTTAAAAGAAATCCATAATTATTATTCGTATCAGTAAACCACTTCTTCATAATAGAAGTTACATCCATATTGATATCAGGTGATTCGGCTGAAAAAGATTGTGTTACTTCATCGGCTTCTATATAACTACCTTTAGAAATACCACCTCCGGCAATAAAAGAACTTGTATGAGTTAGTGTTACACTCTCGGATATACTTGATGAATATGTATTCCAAGTTATCTCTGATGCATCTGCTTTGTTTTGTCTATATTTCCAACTAACTCCATCTGTAGTTTTTGGGTCATCTGCTTCTTTACCAACTCCTTCATCCCACGATTGACTTAATGGATAAGCCGCAATCTTATAAGTTTCACTTAATCCACTCGTTCCTTTGGTTTCCCAAAGTCTTAAATTAAGTTTATATGATGAGTCTTTATTATATACATCAGATGAACTTATAAAACTTTCTATTTCATCAGTATCAAATTGAATTAATACCCGCGTTGGATAATGAAAATCCCTATTAAAAAATACTTTCTTTAATTCAAGTATTTCATCTTGTCCAGTGTTTTTATCAAGATAGTCTTCTCCTGTAATTGAATTAGAACCACTATTAATAAAAGCATCTTTGGTTGCAAAAAAGAATCTATGCATTATATCACCATACCGTAAATGTCCCTATTGGGATTTCTCAATTCAAATACCGATGGTGTCACGGATGGTCTTATAATTCCATTTTCAAGTGCACCTTCACCATCAACATCCCCAAAAGAATATTCAAAACCATAATCAGAATCAGTACCTGAAATAGACCCGTCTGCTTTATAATAATATAATTGTTTGTTACCTATTCCATCAGTACCACTATTATTTTGGAAAAGTTTTAATTCCTTTATACCAATCACCCCATCTAATCCTAATATATTATATTGCAACTCATTCATATTAATTGATTGTCTGAATTGCATTTTTTCAATTCTAAAAAATTCTTTTATAACATTAATGACCTGTGCTTTAACATCCGTTTTATTAGCTCTTCTATCTGCATTAACTTTAAATTTTACTCCAAAATTTATAAAGTAACCAGAAAAAATATTTGGTGATGCATCAGTACCAAGATTATATCCAAAATCCACTTGATCATTTATCATTCTATATTGATTTAAATAAATCATTATATTTTGTAAAACCAATTGTGAAGTTTGAACTAATTGTTTATTTTGATTATAAGATAAAGTACTTGCAAATAAAGTTCCTGTACCACCCTCGTATGGATTGTCAACTCTTTCAACATAACACTTGGCAATATTACCAAACTTAGCAGGAAGATTTAATATTCTGGCTTGATAATCTTCACGGGTGACACATCTTAATTGAGATGAGAAAAATGCACTAGCATTATTACGAATCTCATCAACGGTTTGTCCATCAGTTCCACCTGTTGCTGGCTCATCATTCGTAATTGTAATATCTTCACTTGTATTTAATACATTAGTTAATTCGCCTGATTGAGCATTTGAATCAGGACCACCGCCTGCTCGATATTTTATCGTTAATATCGTATTGACTGGTGTCTCTCCTAAATTTAAAGTATTTGACATAGCTAAAGCACTAAGAGCCTCATTAACTGAATCAACCGAGTTATTATTTAATGTCAAACCAACTTGGTCTATCGTTGAAAATATACTTGATTGGGATGAACCCGTTACGTTATATTTATATAATCCATTACCAAACATTAACTTGGTTGAATTAGTATCCACGTCAAATTTCTTTACAAACTTTTTCCTTGTATTAATATAATCTAAAGTATAGGGAATTGGTATTAATGAATTATCTGTAATACCTTCTCCTTGGTCATAACCATTATTATTTCTATCAACAGCATCACTATAGTGTGTTTCTTTTAAAATTCTTTCTTGTGCTAAATAATCAACTTCATACCATTTTTGTCCTGAACTATCCGTCACATCTAATATTTCAATTACATTATCTTCATTTAAATCTAATTCTAAAAATTTAGTTGGACTGGTTATAGTAAATGATTTACTTTTAGTTTTACCAGATACAGCTCTGACATATCTGGTTAAAGTATAACCTGTCGTTTCACCATTTTCATCTACTATTGGTGGACTAATTGATGGTTCATCTGTTATAGAACCCGATATAGTAAAATCAATATCTCCAGTAGTTTCAAATATTAACTCACTATCTACATTAGATTGAATTTGTAATCCTGGTGAAATCTGATTTGGTACATCATTTAAATCTGGAGGTCTTGCAGAAACATCCACATAACCAATATCTGTCGTTACTTTTAACTTAACAACTGATGGTGTTTTATTTGGTGTTTTATACCCGAGAAATTCTGCTAATCGTCTTACATTTCTTTTTTCTGTAGCGGTTGTCAATACATTTTCTTTATAATTATAATCAATGTAATAAGACAAAACATCACCTACATAACTACTTAATTCAATTAACATCATACCAGGAGATGTTTCATTAAAATCTTTATAAGTATCGGGAAAGTAAGACTTAGTGTATTCGATTAAATCGGCTTTAATCGTAGAAAAATCTTTACTTGTATATTTTATATTAGTTGACATTTTTTACTCCAATGTGACTTGAACTGATTCTGTTGAACCGGGTGCTCTATTAATACCAAATACTATATTGATATTTATTTTATTTTGCTCTCCATTACTTGAATCAATGTTTGTTTGTATATCTTTTAATTCAACAAAAGGTAACCAAGTTTCAAATACATCAACAATGTCATTTTCAATTTCTACTGTAGTATTTTCAGTTATTTGTTCAAATACAAATCGTCTTAGATTCATTCCCAAGCTTGGTTGAAATACTCTTTCACCTTGTTCGGTTTGTAATAATAATCTTATGTTATTTTTAATCGACTCAACAGTAGTTTTGGTTGTCTTGAAATACCCATCTTGATTTGGTACACGTGCAAATGGAAAATCAATCCCAACACTTACTCGTGTATCTCGGTCTTCAATGAATTGATTTTTTCTTTTATCAAGTATTGGCATCTTATACCTCTATAGCTCTTTTTAATTGAACTTTACTTTGCATTGATTCTGCTCCACTTAAAGGATTATCAACAGCCGCGCTATTTTCATCTATCTTTACGGTGACTTTAGCTGCCGTACCAGGTCCAACTGGAGTTATCACAGGAACATTCACTTGAGTAGCATTTAATGATGTTATTATAAATGTTTGAGCTTGAACCCATTTAACTATTGCATCAGTTAAACCTTGTGCCAAAACATCTACCTTATCAACAGCGGCATCGGAAAAGCTAAAGTTTTCACCAGGATTATCTGGTTGAATATTGCCTACTAAAACTTCAAATATGTCGTCTTTAAGCCCCATTTTTAAACCTATCCTTTTCATCTACTTTTTTCATTACGTCAGAATAATCTTTCGTGAATGCATTTGCCAAATGTTCTGGTAATTCAGATGTGTTATCCTGTACGGATTGAACTTCTTCACCTTTACCCTCAACAGTTTTCCAATCATCAGATTGAGCAGTTTCTTCAAGTAAAGAATTCAAAACATTGTTGTTTGTCTTTGGTGCTGGAACACTTTTCGTGGTAGTGGTAATGTTGGAATCGGTACTAACAGATCCATCCATTAAGTTTTGTAGACTCGTATCTTGTGTCGTGTGAGTTCTAACTTTATTTACATTACTATTATTACTCTTAACTACTATTTCTTTTAACTCTTTACGAAGTCGAGAAAATTTATAATCTAACTCTTCTCTTATTACTTCTCTGATCATTTTCTTAAATATAGATAACTTCATTTTTTACTCCTGTGTTTATTATGGTCTAACATTCTGCTCTACATAATGGTATTGACTTAAAAATTTTGTTGGTCCTGGTTGTGGTAATTCAGGATCACCACTTAAAGTTCTTGCTTCCAATTCAATAATTATTCTTTGTATTCTATCAAACATTGGTGCTGATTTTTGATCCACCAATGGAATCGGAACTCCCTGTACTAATGCTCTTGAATCTTGTAATATTGTCATAATTTCCAATAATAATATTCTCAGCTCATCTCCTAATACCATTGGTTGAGCTTTATTCTTTGCTTCCTTTCCTATATAAATATTATTAGATTCAATAACTGAGAAACCTCTATTGGTTAATGTAAAATTCTTACCAGCACCTAAATTTATATTACGATATGCCGATAATGTTAAATCATTTCGTTTTGCATCAAATGTTATTCTATCAGAAAACATTATGATTTGATTTGTCTTTTCATCGGACCAACTTGGTTTCACCGGATTACCATAATCATAATCAAATGCATTTTGAACAGGAATATCATCACTTTGACTTTCAGGATCATTACCATGATTTATAAAAAGTTTTCTTGGATTATTTGTATCATCTACGCTATCACATGCCAAAGTAAATATACCAAAATTTTGTTTAATAGAACCTATTGATGTAAGTGATATGTTAGACCCATCCGCATAAGATTCTATACCACCATATGTTTGATTAGAAATCATTATTTGTGGTTTTTCTCTTCTTGAACCTATCCTAATAGAATTACCATGTCTACCTTCTAATGTCATATCTGTAAATTTTCTTTCCAAATCTTGTTCCGATCCAACTTCCATATTAGTATTAAAAGCATCCAATAAGTTTGGAAGTTTTTCTAATTTTGGAACATCTTTAAAATCAAATGTTTTGCTATAACCACTTGATATATCTGAATCACCTACTGAACCTATATATGTATGATCTGGACTATAATTTGGATTATTAATAGTATTGAGTGGTCCTAAATAAAATCTTTTTCCAGCTATACTTGTATATAAAACTAAATCACCACGAGTAATTGAATCACTAACACCTCGTAATAAAGGCCTTGCTGTAAATTTCTTTCTTCCACTTGGCAATATTCCAGTAGTTGGGCTTATCGAAATCATCTGACTTATTGATGTATCACCACTTGGTAGTGAAACTTTACTTTTTTTAATTTCTTTGCTTGATGGAAATACTCTTTCAACATGACCTAAATGTAATTCAAAATCAGGCTGTAATACTGAATCAACGGTTACACCGAACTGATTAGCAATACTTGATAGTGGATTTTTAAATCTTTTAGGCATTATGTTTCAATCCGTTTTCTTATTTTATCTATATCGATGTCATCTGACTTTTTTTGTAATTCCGTGGCAGCATCTTCAAGTGAATTCATTAATTCTTCTTTTTCTTCATCACTTAGCAAACCAACATCACTATCATCAATTTGGTGTTTGGACATTATCCGCTGAATGACAGTTGCTAACTTTAATAAATTATCATCATTCTTAACGGCTACATCAAATAATTCTTTTAATACAGGGCCAACAATAGCTATATCTTCAATGCCTTGAATGTAACCATGCACCTCTTGGATTAAAAGGTCAATTTGAGTCTTTTTTAATTTGGAATTCTCGTATATCTCTTTGGATAAATCAGAGAAATTCTTATCATCGAATATTTTAAAGTCTTTTTCCATAACATTCTAATAATAAATATAGAATGATTAGAAAGTTATAAAGAACCAGTATTTATTAAATTGTCTATGTGACCTTTAGTAAGAATTTCTTCTTGTATTTTAGGGTATATTTTACGAAATACATTAGAGATTTGAGTAATTTTAGATGTTTTTACATCCGTCATTTCACGAATCATTATATATAAGGCTTTTTTATTAAAATTATCAATGTTATTTTTATTTCTACATAAGTATAATATTGATTCAGCAACATTCTTATCGTGTTGCTTTGGAAATAACTCATTTAAATTATTTTCAAAATAAGTAAGTGTTTTTTTAAATATATCAATAGATGGTGATTTTTCTATTTCATTATCGTCTACACCATGGTCATACAAAGTATCAATGTTATCATGAATTTTAAGTTTTTTATAATTTGCATTATTATTTAGTATTAAATAATTCTTAGCCACTACGCTAAAATAACTAAATGCCTTTGAACCTTTAGTCTCATCAAACTTATGCATATTAATAACTAAATTCGATACTACTTCTTCTTGTAAATCCCTAAATCCATAATCAAAATAACTAAACTTAAAAGTGTTAATTATATTTTCTGCTAACTTTAAGAAAGCAGTATGAATTTCCTCTGTGTATATTTTATGCCTGAATGGTATATCATCTGAATGATTATACTTTATAATGGCATCATGTACGGGTGTGCCGAAATATATCTTGCTCTTCTTTTTTCTTTTTTTCTTTATCACCATCTTCAACCTCGGTTTCAAATAACTCTTCTAATTGATTGCTAAGTTGTTTTATCCCGTCAAAGAAAAAACCAACTTCATCATCGGCTTCGAAATGTCCTTTATCGTCTATTAGTTTAAGTTGATGTTTTATATTTTCTATAGTATTGCTTATGTTTAGTATTATGGCTTCGTAATTATTAATTCGTTTTAATGCGTAAAAAGTTATCACACCCGAAATGGATGCAATAATTCCAAATGAAATGGTTATTATGTAATGTAACAATTAAGACTCTTCTATTATTTTTATTTCTTCTTCGACTTTCTCTATCACTTCAGTAAGGTAAGTAAAATCTTTATCTTCTTCAATTATTAATAATAAATCTCGCACTTCTTGTAGAAATGCTAAAAATTCATCCATTAAGATTCTCCAACTATTTGATTCATTAATTCTCTAGCGTCTTCATCATC